ATGTGAAATAGCACCTGCTATGTTCACCCAATTGAAATGGTGAGCTGTGTGCATTACAATTTCTTTGGCTACAGTAGCAACCCCAGAATGTACTCTAATATCATCACAGATTAGTAGGATTTTTTTTCTTTTTTCTCTAGGAAGAGATTCAAAACTTTGATTCATTAATTTTTAATTTATAGTTCAGTATTAGTTTGATTCGTAACTTGTTTACGGAAATTCTCATCTGTAAGATACAAATAAATAGCCCGATCGGCAAGTTTTTGAAAAGAAAACTTTCGTTTTACACATTCAATTTTGAAATTCTCAAATAAATCACTTTGGATTTTTACACTAGTTAGTGTCATGTCTTTTGCACTCATAATCTTTATTAGTTTAAATGTTATGTCTATACATATATAAGTAGTTTAGTAAATTATACCTTCCCCACAATTTTCTTTATCTTCTTTGTAAGGACAATACATACAATTAAACTTACTTACATTTTTAGGATACTCAGCTTCCTTAATATCCCCATTTGTATTAAAACATTCTTTTATAAAGTCCTCAATAGCATTTTTAGCTTTATTAATTTTAATTTTACCACTTGGTGGTGAAAATGTTTGAACTCTATATGCTTGATGAGGTGACATTAACTTTTCATCATCCATATCCATTACTTTTCTCTTAACAATAAAAAATTCAACTTCGATATCGTCTAAGGGAACATTATATTGGGTTGAAAAGAAAGTCTTGTATAGTAATATTTGAAATTGTTTATCTTCATTCTTTTTATCTTTATCTCCCCAACCACGTGTGCTGGTTTTAATATCGATTATACGGAATTTATTTGTAGGTTCATGGTACATTACAACGTCCAAGAACCCCATGTATAATACGTTGTTATACATTTTATTTGGTGCAAGTACAATAGGTATCTCACAACCAACTAAATGCCAACCACGTTTTGAAAAGTATCTAGCTTTTCGTTTTTTAAGCCAATTAAGGATTGCAACTCCATCTTCATAAAATTCTCTCATTTCCTCAGCTGATGAGAAGTGGGAACCATTATTTGCCTTATATTGTTTTTGGTATTCATTGATGAAATTAGCCTGGAATGTATCTTCCATATTAATTTGATCGGCTACAGTAGTGGAAGTGTTATACATGGTACCCAAATAAGATTGGATTGATTCATGTATAGCAGTTCCAAATACAGTATGAATAGATGAAGTAAAGCGTTTTACTTTATCTTTATATTGAAGTTTCCACCTGTGAGCACAGTTTCTATAAATAGACATCTGTGAGTATGAAATATTCTTTTGGTAAGCAAAATTTACCTCAGTTGGAGGAGATTATTTTGTATTTCTCTTACTATTTTAGGTAATTTTTTTGCCAAAACTATTTTATTTCCATTGTCCTCTAAGGACTAATTGTGCTATAATACCATAATTTGATATGTCTACAAAACTATCAATCATAGGCTCACTTTTTACATAGGCATCTCCTTTTCGTTTTAGGAGATTTTTTAAACGGTTGATTTTGTCATTACAACGCAACCAAATCCCCATCATTGAAAAATCAACATCTTCTTGTTCAGTCAAATCAGCACCTAAAGCAATATTACCTAAACCATAGTCCATCATTTTAGATGCAAATAAGGTATATTGTTCATTTTGAATTTCTCTGAAGGCCTGTGCTAATTCAGGGTAAGTTTTTTCAAAATCCTTGATACTACGATCTTGTGGGAATTTTGAATCCATAATTTCTCTATCACTCATAATTTCTTCGTATTTTGTAGCTGAATTACCCATTGATTTGGTCTGTTGGGTTAGGGAAATATTTGTCTAGA